ACGGCAATGGGTGAAGGCGAAGATCGGAAACTCGATGCCAAGACTTTGTGAAAGAGCTGTCTTCATGTAGAACTGTAACTCGTTCTAGTTTCCGAGGGTAGGGGGCGGGCGGGGCTAAGCGTCCCTTAGCCCCTAGCCGGATGGACCCGGCTACGGCCCACGTATCAGGCACCTCTGCCGAGGACTGAGAGGCTCCCGGTCGCGCTCGGTGACCGGCTGCCGCTGGCCCCGTGGGCTCAGGTGGACGAGAACAGCTCACCCGAAGAGATTCAACGGTGGCAGGAGGGAGCCGCTGCCGAGCGGCGCAAGTGGGGCGTACCAGATCCCGACTAGCGAGACGGTCTCAAACGTAGTGGTAGCTGTCGACTGATTACACCCAGAAGGGTTTCGTCGGGCCGTCGGCTCGCGATGACAGAATGTGCAAGTGGCTTCACCAGCGGAGAGACGCTTAGAGCGGGTGCTGAGGCGATACAACGACGAGCCCGTCGATAAGGACTACCTCGGCATGTACTCCGACCCCGATCCGTGGACGATCCCCGCTCCGCTGGAGCGGGCGTTCGCTTCGATCCACGAACGACTCGACATAGAGCTCGATTTCATGAACCAGAAGGCAAGAAACGGGGTCAGCAGGCACTTCAACGCCGAGAACAGTCGTAGGTTGCTCGGCCTCATCGATGAGGTGGCAGAAGTGAAGGTGGCGCTTGAGAAGGTCGGGAAGTCGCTCACAGTGGCACCCGAGTACCAGCGGGTCCTGGAGGGCGCCAAGAGTTGGCTTGTCGACAGCGGGGGAAGTCCGATCCCTGAGGGCTTCACCCCCGTGCTGGTGGAGAAGTATGACGCGGTGTTCGGCCTGGCTGATGCGGCGGTGGAGCTGGCCGACCACTCCAAGGTCCCCCTCACCGTCGTGGGGGAGGGGTCCTATGCCATCGTCCACAAGTTTGTCGACCCGAACTACGACATCACCTTCGCCAGGAAGAAGCTGAAGCGAAACGCCGACGAGCGGGATGTTGAACGGTTCCGTCGTGAGTACCAGATCATGAAGGGTCTCGACTTCCCGTACATCCTCAAGGTCTACCGGTATGACGAGGCGGAGAACGCCTACACGATGGAGTTCTGCGAGAGCACGCTCGAGGAGTACGTCAAGCGTCGAAACAACAAGCGCCAGTTCGACTTCAGCGTTCGTCGCAGGGTCGCGCTCCAGTTCCTCTACGGCTTGAACTACCTGCACCTGAAGGGGATCTGCCACCGGGATCTGAGCCTGAAGAACATCCTCCTTCGCGTGTTCTCCGACGGGGCCGTGACGGTCAAGCTCTCGGACTTCGGACTGGCGAAGCCACCGGAGTCCGATTTCACAGGTTCAGAGACCGAGATCCGGGGGACCATCGTGGATCCTGCGCTGGACAGGTTCAAAGATTTCGAGCCGGTCAACGACATCTACGTGGTCGGCTTCGTGCTGACGTACATCTTCAAGGGCGTCAATCGGCTCATTCCGGACTTCACGCCGCTCGGCCAAATCATCCAGAAGTGCTCCCATTCGGATCCGACGCAGCGGTACCAGACGGTGTTGCAGATCATCGAAGCAGTGGAGAATCTGGAGACCGAACCTATCGGTGCTCCGGCTTGATCGGTCAGGTCCGGTCTCAGGACCACCGGGACCTCGTCGGCATTAGCCGTGTGAAGAAATCGACCGCGGTTCACAGGAAAATGACAATTACGGATGACTTTCCAATCTCGGTTAAGAGTTGGGCTGCGATCGGTTGGATTCCGAACGTATTATTCGCGCGTCATTAAGTTCGCTAAGGGGGAGACGCGTATGGGGTGGTCGAAATCAGACACTTTTTCGGTGGTTGCGATAGTGATCTCCGTCGTCGCCGTCATACCAGCCGTTCAGGACTTCTGGCACGGAACGCAGAAGCCAGCCTTGCAGATCACGATGCCGACTGCCGAAGTGTTCATTAGAGGTGCGCCTCACGACGTCAGTGGAACTTCGCAGCATATGGAGAATCTCTCGGCTGATACGGATCTCTGGCTGGTGACTAGGGGAGACACCAAGTGGTATCCAATCTCCAAGATCCAAGTCGGAGCGAACGGAACATGGTCGTTGCCAGCCGATCTCGTTCGGATCGGTCCGCCGGGGAAGGTCGAGGGTCAGAGATTCGAACTGGTTGTGTACGGCGTGGACGGCCAGACTTCAATCGATTTCAGTAAAGCCACAGCATCAACTGCACAAGGACAGGACGGCGGCTTGAACGTCTTGCCGCAGGGCTCCCGAACCGAATATTCGAAAGAGTGGGTCACGCGCACAGATTGAAGGCAGCGTTCCCCGCAGGAACCCTGTTTAGCGGCTCCTAGGTGAATGTAGGGGCCGCTTTCTTGGTCATCACCGGGCCATCACGTAGTCGATATGAGCCGTGCGCGTGGAGCCGTTGTAGATCATCGCGTCCCCAACGATGGAGAACCTCTTGCCGTTCCACTCAATCTGCGATTGGGCGCCAAGGATGTTCGGGTAGTTGATCAATCGGAGCCGGTAACGGGTCTCGGTGTTGAACCCACCACCCTCGGTGCTCTCGCTCGAGCTGATTGGCTGGACCACCGCACGTACGAGCGTGCCGATACGAGCCGCTCGGGTGCGCTTGTTGCCGTCTGAGTCGATTTCGGGGGTCTGGATCTCCTGGAAGACCTTGACGGTCTCGGTCCCCCGGTTGAGGAGACTCACCTGGCACCCCCGAGGTTCGGGACGATGGAGAACATCCGACTCGGCTTGATGCCGAGGCGCTCCCACTCCTCCGCGAGTATCTCCAGCTTGCCGCTGGCTGCCTCGCGGTTGAACTGATACGAGTACTGACCGTCTGACTCCGAGGCGTATCCCTCGGGGTTGCGAACGAGCCTCAGCACGGTCTCGGCCTCGATGTCGACCACGTCGGCCTCGTCCAGCCCTCCGTCTGCGATCTGTTCGGCCAAGTCCGGGATTCGGCGAACGAGCATCCGTTCCACCTGAGCGAGTCGACGTTCGACCAGAGCCGTCTCCTCGGTCGTCAATACCCGACCGGAGACGGTCTGAACATCAGCGAATGTTGCGTAAGCCATCGGTTGTGTTCTCCTACTTGAGTCTTAGATCCGCTCGCGCCATGCGGCGGCTGATTCCTTCAGACGGGCCAGGTATAGCTCTCTGAACAGTTCGACCGTGTCCCTGGCCTGTATGGCAGACGCGCTCTTGCGGCGCTTGGTCTTACGACCGGCCCTACTCATCGGTGTCCGCGAAGTTCATCCGGCCCAAGAGCGTGGCGAGCAAGCCGCGCTGAACGCGAGCCTCTGCGATGAACGGAGAGATCACCGGCTGGCCCATGCTGCCCTTGACGGTCAGCGGGGCCTCGGCGGCTGCTTCGTCCAGTTCGGCGATCTGATCGGCGGTCTTGCACGCCTGAAATAGCAGTTCGAGCCTGTCTGGCTCGCTTTGCAGGTCGAACTCACCTGTAATTTTCCTCCACAAGGCTTTGCCCTGCGCCTGCAAACCCGCAGGTGTACGCATGTTTCTCCTCAACTTACTGACTCTCGAAAAATAGGGGTTTATCGCTCGCAAGATTCGGCACCCGCATAACCGACCGGTCGGCACGGGGGCGGGAGGGGGATACCCCCTGGGGGTTAGGGGCCCATTCGATGTCATCGGCCGCATCACTAGCGGCAGACACTCGCAGGTAAGTAGTCGATGTAAATCCCCCGCAGCTTGTCGGGCGCTGTGGTTATGCTGTCCCCCGCCTGTGGATAGGGCAGCTAAACAGCAAGGGGACTTCATGACGCAGCCAACAGCGGGTTGGTATCCAGATCCATCTGACGCAAGCCGCCAGCGGTACTTTGACGGCAGAGTGTGGACCGAGAACTACGCGCCATTCCCTGCTCCACCCACGGCGCCGGCTCCACAGGTGCCTGGTCGAAACTTCAAGAGAGCAGGCATCCTTGGCGGCGGTCTGCTGGCCGTGATAGTGATTGCCGCCGTAGCCGGCGGTAACGACAGCGACAAAGACTCCACCACTTCTAGCTCGTCGTCATCATCGACCCGGTCGTATAGCACTCAGGCTGCCGAGCCATCAGGCCCGTCCGTAGCGCCGGCCGGCGGCTTAGTGCGAGACGGGAAGTTCGAGTTCAAGGTGCTGGGTGTCGAACGTGGTCAGACCTCGATCGAAGACACCTTCGGCACAGAGCGAGCCAAGGGCGAGTTCTTCATCGTCAATCTTCAGGTGACCAACGTCGGAGACGACGCCCGTAGCTTCTCAGCCACCAACCAGAAGCTCATCGTCAACGGCAACGAGTACGAGGCCACCAGCTTTCTGAGCGACAGCTCTTGGAGCGACGACATCAACCCCGGCCTCGGCACCACGGGAAGGGTGGTGTTCGACGTCCCACCGGGCGCGGTGCCCTCGGCGATCGAGTGCCATGACTCTATGTTCTCTGGCGGTGCCCGCCTGTCCCTCTAACCTCGCTGGATGGCATGTCGTTCAGCGGGGAAGGCCCGGTGGTTAACCGGGCCTTCTAGGCGCTGTCACTGCCTATTCAGTTGTGCCCGTACGGGTTCTGATCAGGTGGCGTCGTGGCCGCGAACCACACCGGGCTCGTTGAGGAAGCCGATGCCCAGACGGGACACGGCGCGGATCCAGAGGCCGTCCTGCCGGACGTTCGGGAACTTCTCCACCTTGGTTCCCTTACGCATCACCAGGACGACGTGCGCCTGTGGGATGCCCCAGAACTTGGTGCTGGCGTCCACTTGATCGGAGACGATAACGGGCAGCCCGGCCACCGTGATGCCGTCTTCCACGAACTGGATCAGCGACTGGTTCGAGCCGCTGGCGACCTTGAGCTTCGACAGCTCCTCGGCCTGTTCGGGCGACATGATCCACGAGGTCAGATCCGAGCCGTTGGACTTGGCCGCGTAGCGAGCCGCGATGAAGGGGTCCAGGTCGGCCAGCGTGGCCCCGGTGTCGACCGCGGTGTAGCTGATGGACAGCAGGCCGTTCGGCCCCTTGGCCGTGGTGTTGGCCAGGTACGCGCCGTCGATGGCGCGGGTGATCTGGTTCGACAGACCCGCAGCGATCAGGTCGACCGCAGCCGGGGTCGAGTCCTCGGCCAGCTCGTTGGAGATCGGGGTCAGGCCAGCGGTCTTGGTCGGGATGACCTCGACCTCGTCGGTCGCGCCGTCGGTCTCGGCGATGGTGTCGTTCTCGTTGTACCAACCGACAGCCGGATCGGCGGTCCAGATCGGGAAGTTGATCTTCACCTTGTCGGTGCCGACTACGGTCGCGGAACGGGCCGCGACCGACGTGGCCTTGACGGCCAGGTCCACCGCCTTGCCGTAGTCCTCGGGGGTGAAAGCGTCAGCGGTGTTGCTGTGCAGCATGGTCATGTGGTGACTCCTTGAGTGTTGTTGTGTAGCAATGGAAAAGGACCAGTCACTGACTGGTCCTCGGGGATGCCGCACAGCGGCTTTGTGAGCTGCCGTCACAGACGGCGGTGCTCAAGATCAGTAGGGCTGGCGGGTGCTGCCCTTAAACAGGTCAGCCAGCGTCGGCTCACGCTTGGTCTGCCGTGTACCGCCGTAACCCTGGGTCGGGTCGTAACCGGCGGGGAACTTCGGCTTCTGGAGCCCTGGACGCTCGGCCAGGATCGCGGCGACATCAGCGGCCACCTTGTCGGCGTCCACGTCCCCGTCCTGGGTCAGATAGTCGGCCATCGCGTTGCCTGACAGCGAGAACAGATCAGCCGGATGACTCAGGCCATCGGCTGCGAGCCGCTCGACCTCAGCTCGTTGCATCCGCTCGACCCGCTGGGCCAGGGCGTCACGCTCGGTACGAGCCTCGTTCCGCTCCACGCGGTAACGGGCTTCCTTGTTGCCCTTCGGGGCGTCGGCCTCAGCGCCGCCCCTGAGGCTCTCAGGGGTCACTTCGGGTGTCTGTACCTCGATCATGCGGCAACTCCTGTCAAGCGTCGATCTGACCTGCTGATACGCGCAGGAACACCGCACTGGTGGCGGTCGAACGAACCGATGTAGGCATAGGTCTCGTGGCACTTCCCGCAATGGCAGGTTTCCTGCCCCTTCCAGCGGGTGGCGCACCGAGCGCAGCCGAACGGTAGTGGTTTGGTCGTCATGCGTTGATCTCCTCGGTGTAGTTTTCACGCTTGCGGGGGTCGGTCATCAGGCCAGCTGGTGGAGCTGGCCGGTCGTACCTGCCGATAAAGAACATCCGGCGAGCTTCGATGCCGGGATGCTCGGAAATACCGGGGAACGCCGGCTCGAGCTTCGCCAGGTGCTCGGGATCCTCGAACCAGGGAACGCCTCCGTTCTCGCGGACGGCGTCGAAGTACGGGGCCATGCTGGCGAAGTGCTGCTGAAACGCTTCCTCCCGACGTGCTGCAACCGCGGCCTCGCGGTCACTCACTTCGACCGGCCACAATGTCGGGCAGCTCCCACGCTGTGAAAGTTGCTCCGTCGAACGGATTGTGTCCGGTGCCGAACTCCACTGTGGCGTCTGGGCCGACGTGGAACGTCTTCGGCGGTGCTCCGAACTCGGCTGCGTCCCGGATGGCTTTCTCCAGTGGGTCGTGCATCTCTCTCCTCTTCGGTTGGGTGTCAAGGCTGCGGCGGTTGCCGAGCCCGGAGACGACGAGAGCCCCGGCTGTCAGGCCAGGGCTCCCGGTCGGGTATTGCGGTTGCGGCTACACGAGGATCAGCTCCTGGTGTTCGTGCCGGATGACTCCCTCGGCGATCAACCGAGGAACGATCACGTTGACCTCATCGCGGCTGACTCCCATCAGCCGGGGAAGGTCCGACCTCGCACCTACCGAGCCCTCCGAGCGGATGGCGGCTAGGAGCCGCTCCTCCGGTGTCCCCGCTGTGTGGCGGGGATAGGGCTGGACTGTTCTATCGGTTGCGGGAAGATCAACCCCCGACCCCCAAGGGTCGGTTGCGGTTAAGGGAAGAGAATCTCCCTCCCCGCTCTGTAGCGGGGATCTTTCTTGGTCAGTTCTATGAACAGTCCTATGGACTGTTCTATTGGACAGTTTGGGCTGCTCCCCAGCGGGGACATCTCCCCGCTGTGTAGCGGGGACATCCCCGCTCTGTAGCGGGGAGGAGATCACCAACCGGTAGTGGTTGGTGCCCTTACCGGGACCGCCCGATTGGAACTTCACCAGCCATCCGGCGTCCTCGTTCAGCTTCAGATGCCGTCGAACTGTCTCGGGATCCTTGATACCTGCGACCTTGGCGATGGTCGCCTGGGAGGGGTAGCACTCCAGGTCGCGATCTGCGTAGGTCATCAGCACGGCCATCGTCGGCCATGTCTTCCGCAACTGGGGGTCAGCTTGCTCGCGGAAGTAGGCTCGCTGCCAATCCAGAATGGTCCGGGGTGACTTAGGCATCGACCCGAGCCCGCAGAGCTTCCAGATCGGCGCGGGCGGCGTTGCGCTCCCGGCGTAGCTGGACGTTTTCGTCGCGGAGCTTGCGGAGCTTCTTGGCCCAGCTCGGCGGCAGCTCCTGATCGGAGAGCCGCTCGGTGTCTCGCAGCCGACCTCGAAGGCTGTGATTCTCACAGCGGTACTGGCGGATCTTCTCTTGCCAGTAATCGGGCAGCTCCAATAGCTGCACGGTCTGATCGATCATGTTGGTTACCTCCTGCGGTTGTTTGCCTGTCACCTGGACAGGGCTGTTGGGTTCTCAGCGGTCGCTGGCAGCACGTTGTGGACCCCGGAGGGTCGGCATGGGTTAGGCGGCGAGGGCGGCTTCGATGGCCCTCAGCCGACGGCGTGCGTCACGGCACTCGGCCGTGTACTCGCGCTGGCGGGCTCGTCGGCAGTGCAGGCAATCGCCGTTGTGCGTGCGGTCCTGGGGACCGTTGTTCTTGTGTCCGTTCCGGCACATGGTTTGTTCCTGAGATCCGAGCTGCCGCTGACAGCTCATTAGCTGGTAGAGCAGCCGCTGACTGCTCAATCGATCTACGGCCAACAGGCCGACAAAAGGGCCCCGACCTTCCGGTCGAGGCGGCGCGTGCGACGAAGTCGCTGCGCTGGAAGCTTGGCCCCGGAGCCAACAAGGCGAGATAGGAACCTTGACGCAGAGCGTCACTCCGGGGTTAGGGACGTGGCTCAAGGCACAACGTCCAGCCGACGTAACCCGCGTCGGCAAGTTTGTGACGGCCAGGGGGAGTTGCTCACCGTCAACGGGTGCCGGGGTACGGCACCATCTCGCGCCGAGCCACGGACAACCGTGTCTCAAGCACGCAAGTTAAGTGGGGTTCTGTTGCCCCTCGCAGTAACAAATGTTATTTGGTGTGCGACTAACCACCGGTCAGACTCGGTCGAACGGCGAGCGCACACCTCGCCGCTGCTGGTACCGGGAAGCGGATTCGAGATCCTCCTGCGCCCACTTCGCGCGGTCAACAGCTTCATCAGCCGCTTGCGCTTCGCTCCATGACAGCGTCCCATCCGCGTCGGCCTCATCGCGGGCCATCGCCCGTTTGTCAGCGATGCGCTCGCGGTCAGCTTTGCGCTTCGCAGCGGATCGACGCTGCAGCGATTCCTCGCAACGACGCTCACGGCAGCCGTCGCAGAACTTCGGCCAGCGGCCCTGCAGCCCGGCGTTGCCTCGGCCCCTGAACTCTGGGCCGGACACATCACGAACCTCGATCACCACGTCGGCGCAGTCGGCGCACTCGCCCCGGTACAGCCGTCGACCTCGGGTCTCGTGGACGTGGTTTCCGGTGAGGTTGCCGTCCTTGTCTTCCAGCTCCCAGTACCGGTGCTCGCTGCCGTTTGGGTTACGGGAATCGGCCCGTGGCTTTGCCAGTTCATTCCGCTTGAACGCATCGGTGCGCTTGTACATCGAGAACGGGATCATTCGGCGAACGGGCACAAAGTGCATGTGACCGCCGTTGTGGCTCCAGTCTTCGTAATCAAGGCTCATGTGGGCGTTTTCCTTTCGGTGGGGGCGCCAGCAATGCCGTGCTGCTGCCAGCGGTCTCGCCCGTTTTCGGGCATGCAAAAGGCCTCCAGCGCGAAGCTGGAGGCCGTGGGGGTTAGGTACAAAAAACCCCGCATAGCCAGTCGGCTACCGGGGTTGTGGACACACTTGTCCTGTTGAGGACAGCCCGCGAATCTATCCGATCGTTACTCGGGTCGTTTCCTGACTGGTCAGATCAGGCGGTGTGTAGTTGTGACGGCAGTGAAGCACGCGGGCGCTGGCGGCGTCAAACCGGCTCATCCGGGACGCCGTAGCGTTCCCGCTCCTCGGCGGCGCGGGCCTCCATCTCCTCGTACAGCTCCTGGTCGAGGTCGAGAGAGTACATGTGGATGAGCGGGGCAGCCCGATACCGGCCATCACCCTTCAGCGCAGCGGCCTCGACGTGGATCTTCCGCTTGAGCAAGAGCTGACGCTGGCCCTCGGCGTCAGCCTTCTCCCACACGTCCGCGTAGGTCTCAGGACGCTCTCGCCACTCCCATCGGGCAGCCGACTCGGGTAGTCCCTCCAGCTCCGCGATGCGACGGTCCAGGGCCTCCAGTTGGCTCTGGTAGAGCTTCTGCATCGTCGCTGACGACGCCTTGCTCAGCATCGGCACGATCTCTTCAGCGGCTCGCCTGGCCTCCTCAAGCTCGGCCTGGTGGCTCTCTGCGGGGATGTGGACGGGTTCCTTGACCTTCTCGTCGCCGTGGTCACGCAGGAACGTGACCCGGCATGCCTCTTCGAGTTCCTCCGCTTTTACGATGTTGGCTTCGTGACTCTTGACGTGCCCATCCGACCCGCCGTTGCACTGGTAGTACCGGTACAGCTTCCCGTTCCGGCGGTGCTGCCGAAGGTGCATCGACTTGCCGCACGCTTGGCAATCGCACCGAGGGGGGACCCACAGTTCACCTGAGTACTCGCATCCGGGTCGGTGGAGCACCACACCGCAGCGTGCGACCCCGAGTAGCGGGCTCGCTTTCACCGAGCGGTGGGTCACCTTGAACGACCGCGCATCGAGCACACCCTGCAGTTGGTCGAACTTGTCCTGATCGATCAGGGGAGGGCCTTTGAGGATCGGACGGCCCTCTCCGTCCCGAACGGTGGTCCCGTTGTGAGTCATGTGGCCTAGCAAGGCTTTCGACCGCAGTTGCTGCCGTATGTGGGCGTTGCTCCACTTGCGGCCCTTGGTCGGCTTCCCGGCGAGGTGGCGCTGATAATCCAGCGGCGACAGTTCGCCTGCCTCGTTGAGCTCGCGGGCGATTGACTCGGTCGACTGACCGGCTAGCACCTTTTCGACGATGCCCAGTAGCACCTTCGATGAGTGCTCGTCGGGGACGAGCTCCCAACCGGCGGCGTCTTTACGCTCAGACTTCTTGTAGCCGTAGAAGATTTTGCCGCCACCCCAGCGGCCGGTCTCGCGGAGCTTCTTCTGAGATCCACGAGTGCGCTCGCGGATCGCTTCCAGCTCGCCCTCTGCCACGCCTGCGATGACGTTAGCGATCATCCTGCCAATCCAGGTGCTGAGGTCGATGTTGTCGTTGACGCACACAAGAGTTTTCTTGTGGTCGATGACCCACCCGAACAATTTGTTCATCGGGATCGCCTGCCGCGAGAGTCGATCCAGCTTCCACGCGACGAGGATGTCCCAGTCGTAGCTTCGCTGCTCTGTGAGCCACGGCCCGAGGGCCGGGGTGTCGAACGGGTCCATCGACCCGGACACGTCCACGTCTTCGGCCCAGCCGACGATCTCGTGATCGTTCGCCTTCGCCCAGACCTCGATCAGCTCTCGCTGACGCTCGACGCTAGTAGACTCCTCTGTGGCTCGCGAGAGCCGCACTCTTCCAAGAACCCGCATGTCAGCAAGGTAACAGCCTTTTCACAATCCCTCAACATCGGGAACTCGATGCCGAGGTCGTCGCAGATGGCCGTGTGCATGCCGGCTCCTAAGCAGTGGGCGAACTGAAACGTGTTCTAGTTTAGTACCCACCGGCGCCGCGACCACCACGGGGTCG